TAACGCACCCGCCGGAAGATTGCGTGGCGGTTTGGATGAATTACAACGACAACCCCTGGTTCCCGGAGGTGTTGGAGGCTGAGCGCAAGCACTGTGAGAAGTTTTACCCGAAGGACTACCCGAACATTTGGCTGGGTCGTTGTCGTCCGGCGGTAGCGGGGGCGATTTATTACGACGAGGTGTCGGAGGCGCAGGAGCAGGGCCGTATTTGTCGGGTGCCTTACGATGCTCGTTTGAAGGCGCACGTGATTTTTGACTTGGGTTGGAACGACGCAATGACGGTTTCAATCGTTCAACGGAGCTCTTCAGAGCTCCGAGTGATTGATTACCTTGAGGCGACGCACAAGACCCTGGATTTTTATCATGATTGGTTGGTGGATCATAAATTTAATTGGGGCACGGTTTGGTTGCCCCATGACGGTGCTCACCGTGATTTCAAGACGGGCCGGAGCACGGGGGATTATTTGAAGGCGTGGGGTTGGACGGTTCGATATACCCCGAATATTGCAATTGAGGCGGGGATTAAATTGGCGCGTCAGACCTTCAGCCGTGTGTATTTCGACGAGAAGGCCAAGGGGTTGGTTGAGTGTTTGAAGCGTTACCGGCGTGGGATTAACCGGGAGACGGGCGAGGCTGGCAAGCCGGTCCATGATGAGTGGAGCCATGGCGCGGACAATTTTCGCTATCTCTGCATCAACGCGGATCGAATGATGAACCAAAACGAAGGTTACGTGGCGGTGAAAAAGAAGAGGGGGTTTGCATATGCGTGAGTGGGTGCCGGTTTGGATCAAGGATGCGTTTAAGGAAGGGCTTTTGGATTGGAAGCATTATTTCAACCTAACCGATGATGTTTTTCACTTTGAATTTGCGGTTTCGGATGAGCGGGGCGTGAAGCTGAAGGAAGGAAAGTTCCCGCTTCGTTTTGTGGTTTCTTTTACCGAAGGTGATGTTTCTCCCGACGATGGCCACCCGCCGTTTCCTATCGAGATTCCGGCGGTGAAGCGAATGGCTTTTCAATTGGCGCTGACGACCTATTTGTCCCCGCTTATACCAGCTCTGACTTACCCGCAATGGGATGATCTTTACAACGCGGTGGTGAGTCGAGCGACGTGGTTAATTCTTGAGGAGGGGGCACCATGAGCAGGGGCACCATGGACGAATGCGGAAGGCCCGGGCACGTCTGTGTCGATTGCCAGTTTGAGGTCTTCAAGACCGAGTGTTGCTATTGGCTTGAGAAGTGGGGCCTTTGGGATTGGGAGGTTGATTTTGACGAGGAGGATTTAGAAGACGCCTTCGGGTGTTTTCGGGCCAATATCGGCGGGCGGTTGGCACGCATAAGCATGAGCACGCACGACAAGGAGGCCCGGTTGAAATCACAGGGTCACCGGGGCCTTTGTCGAACGGCTTTTCACGAAGTTTTTCATTTGATTTTAAGCGGCTTTGAGTACCAAGCGGGCCGGGTGATTGATCACGACGACGTTGAGGAGTTGAGTCACGTCATTATCCGACGCATGGAGAACCTTGTGTTTCTCCCTGATTACGAGCGGAGGTTTTAGACCATAACCCCCCCCGTCATCATATCGCTTTCCGGAGGCAAAGATTCCACGGCCATGTTGTTGATGGCTGAGGAGCGAGGGATTCCCATTCATTCGGCTGTTTTTTTTGATACCGGGTGGGAATTCCCGGAAATGTACACCCATTTAAGGGCTCTTCAAAAGGTGGCGAAAACGCCCATTGTTTGGCTGACGCCGGAAAAGAGCTTTGATTACTGGATGTACGAACGCCGCGTGAAAGCCTTGGCCTCTGGTTTGGCCAAACTTACCGTGGCCGAGCTACAGCATAAATGGGGCGAGGTTCGCGAACTGTATGAGCCTGACCTACCCCAAGCGGTTCCAGAAACAAAAGAGGAGCTTGTTGAAGGCTTAAAAGGCAGGGTTCACAGGGTAGGAAACGGTTGGCCATCGGCCTTACGGCGCTGGTGTACCCGGCAAAAGGTGAACGGGATTTACACATACACCAAAACGGTCCCAGGTGCGGCCCAATGGGTAGGTTATTCAGCCGATGAAACCCACCGTATTCAAAAGCCTACTCGTAACCTCAAAAGATACAACCCGAACCACCATTTCCCCCTTGCGGAGTGGGGTGTTACCGAGACCGACGCTCTTGAATACTGCAAATCCAGGGGCTTTGATTGGGGGGGGCTTTACCAATATTTTCCAAGGGTTTCTTGTTTTTGCTGCCCACTGCAACGAGTGGGCACCCTTAAAAAAATTCGGGAGCAATTCCCGGATTTGTGGGCTCGAATGCTTCGAATGGACGCGGCTATTCCGAACCACAACAGGGGTTTCAAAAATTATTTCACATTGCACGATTACGAGCGGCGTTTTGCAGCAGAAGAACGCCGCGAGCTTGAACAAACAAGGCTTTTCGCGTGAGGGCTAAACCATGATCGCTGTCAAGACGGATGCCGAGCTTTACGAAGAGGGCCAAGCTCAAATTGTGGCCATGAGGGACAAACCGAACCCGGCCTTGCCGAGATTGGCCACCCACGTGCGTGAGGCATGGAACCGCAACAAGGAGGCCAAAGACCTTGTTGAGGCCCGGATTACAGCGAATTTACGTCAGATTAAAGGCGAGTACGACGCGGATATGTTGGAGGCGATTCGGGATCACGGCGGGGCAGAGATTTTCATTCGGTTGACGGCGGTTAAGTGTGATGCGGCCAAGTCGTGGTTGTCCGACATCATGATGCCCCCGGGGGAGAGGCCCTTTAACATCGACCCCACCCCCAAGCCGGACTTGCCTGAATCGGTGCTCATGGAGATCAAGCAAGAGCTTGACGCCGTTTACCAGCAACTCTTGATGCGGGACGGCAAAACGCCCCAGGTGTTCGCCCAAATGGAGAAAATGGACGAACAACTGAATCTTGAGACCAAGACGCGGTTGGACGAGGAAGCCCGCAAAGAGGCCGAACGCATTGAGGTGGAGGTTGACGACGAGCTTGTTGAAGGTGGTTGGTATTCGGCGATGCGCGAGGTGATTGAAGACGTGGTGGATATGCCCACGGGGTTCATGGAGGGGCCGGTGGTGCGGAAAAAGCCGGTGCTGGAATGGAACGAAGCGGGTGAGGTTGAGGTGGTCTCGCGGTTGGTGCGTGAGTACCAGCGGGTATCGCCGGTGGATGTGTACCCGGCGCCTGGTGCTCGAACGTGCCAGGAAGGCGACCTGATTTTGATTAAGCGCTTCACCCGGGGAGAGCTGTATGCCTTTGCAGACGCGCCGCATTTCGATGGCGAGGCCGTTCGAAGGGTGCTCCGGGAGAACCCCAAGGGGTACATGGAGAACCGGGAGATTGACCAAGATGTTGCCGATATCGTTGACGACCCAGACCGCCAGGACAACGGCATGGGCAATATCGACACGATTCTTTTTTACGGGTCGGTGTCCGGCAAGACTCTGAAGGAGTGGGGAGACGGCAGGCTTGAAATCGAAGATGAAGAGGCCGAATACGAAGCGGTGATTTATCAGGTCCGGGAGACGATCATTTCAGCCAGACTGAACCCGCACCCCTTAAACCGAAGGCCGATCTATTCGGCGTCACTCAGGCGCAACACGGACTCTGTTTGGGGTGACGGGGTGCCGGATTTGATGGCCGACACGCAGAAGATGTGCAACGCGGCGGCCAGGGCGTTAGCTGACAACATGGGTATGGCTTCCGGCCCCATGGCATGGCTCAACACCGACTCGTATCACCCGGGAGAGGATTTGACCATTGAACCCCGGAAGGTGTGGAAGTTCACCACAGAGCAACTGGTCAACGGTGCGCCCATGGGTTTTTTCAACGTGGATGCACACGCCGCCGAATTGATGGCCATCTTCAAATACTTCTACGACTTGGCGTCGGAAGTGACCGGAATTCCCGCCTATGTGTACGGGTCGGATAAGGTGGGCGGTGCCGGCAAAACAGCCTCCGGGTTATCCATGCTCATGAATGCGGCGTCCAAGGGGTTAAAGCGGGTGGCGCGTAACATTGACGCCGGGATTGTCTCCGGGAGCGTCAAGGAGTGCTGGACCCACGTCATGTTGTACGAACCCGGGCGGTTCCGGGGAGACGTGAACGTTGTGGCCAGGGCGTCTGAATACCTTGTCCAGGCCGAACAAATTCAGCTCCGGTTGATGGAGTTCATGGACCGCACGGCCAACCCCCTCGATGCGCCGATCATCGGAACCAACGGGCGCGCAGAGCTTCTAAGGGAAGCGGCAAAATCCCTAAAACTCCCCGTGAACCGCGTGGTGCCGGAGCGCGAGAACCTCGCCTCTCAAATGGAAAAGCAAAAGGTCATGGGGATTTTGCAAAACCTTTCAGAGGCCTTGGGCGTGCCCGTGGAGACCTTGGCTCAAATGGCCCAGGGGCAAAAGGGGCAACCCCAAGCGCAAGGGGGCATGAATGGCTAACGACGATTGCACCTTAGAGCAGATTGCAGGCCAGCATGAAGATATGGTTAAGACCGTGATCCACCTCAAGGCCCGGCGAAAGTTCTTCCCCACCAGACGGGAGGCCGAGGCGTTTCGGGGTGATTGTGTTCGGCACGTCCTTGAAAAATACAAGGTCATTTGGGAGCCCGGGGTGCCGGAGGGCATGTTGGATTTGATGATGGCCAAGGCCAAAATCAAGATCGAAGACCACAACTGGTCTGATATCCCGATCATGGAGCACGGCACCTATATTTATTGCGATGATGAGCTGATCGCCTTTGTGAGCTTTTCCATGCCGTTTAGGTCGGCCAGCTTCCACCACAAACCCCATTTTATGGTGATTACAAACGTCCAATGCTAACGACACCCAAAGACAGATCCGTGTTGATGACCCTTTTATTCGAGCTGGCCAAGCTAGAGCGCGGCCCTGTTCTGGAGTGGCTCAAAAACGAGCGCGACCGGATTCGATTGGTCAACGAAACCGAAATGAGTGAGGCGAAGTTCCGGCAAACGCAGGGGGTTTTGAGGGGTTTAACTGCACAGATCAAATTCATTGAATCAGCGCGGGAGACCCTGAAAGTCCTCAAGTAAGACGCACGACGCACGACGGAGGACCCATGTCATTCAACATCGACAAGTTAGAAAAGGAAGTTGAGGCAAAGGTACAGGCGGCCACCGAGCCCCAGGAGAAACCCCAGGAGAAACCCAAAGCCGAGGAGCAGCCGACTGAAAAAGAGCCGGAAACACCTGTTGAAACGGCTTCCCAAGAGCCCGCCGAAAAACCGGTGGAGCAGGCACCGCAAGCGCCGGAGAAAGACCCCGAATTAGACGCGCGCCTCAAGATGATGGACAAGGAGATTAAGCGCCTTGCAAACGAAAACCGGCACTTGACCATTGAGCTTTCACGACGGGAGACCCCCGAACCTCCCGCTGAAAATAAACCCACCGACATGACCGCCGACGAGCGGGAAATGTTGGAGGATGAGGGGTTTTCGGACGATCTTCTGGATCTCCTGGCCAAGAGGCTTCGCCCGGAAGCCCCTCAGTTCGACGATACACTGGTAGAGCGGGTTTCCCGCGTAGAGCACGACGTAGCAACCACACGCAAGACGGAATTTGAAAAGGCCCTGACCAAGGCCGTTCCCGATTGGGAAAAAATCAATGAGTCAGCAGTATTTGTTAATTGGCTCCAAGACAACCGGCCCGAATTTTCGACCGCCTCTTTTCAAGAGGTGATCAACCATTTGGGCGCCAACGGTGACGTGGAAGGGGTGGCCAAGGTTTTCAACCTCTTCAAAGCGAGCACTGGAGCCCGCACGACGCAGGACCAACGTACGACGCAGGACCAACGCACGACGAAATACCGCCTCGAAGACGAGGTGGCACCGAGACCCAGTGGATCGGCGCATGTGGAAGAGGCGCCGGGACACTGGGACCGGGAACGGGTCAAGCAGTTTTATGAAGACCTGGCCCTTGGAAAATACACCGACAAGGAGGCCGAGAAGCTTGAGGCCGAACTATTAAAAGCACGTTAAATCGGGTCTGACGAGCGCAAGCGGGGGGGCCGCATTCCTCCCCGGCCCGGTAAAGTACCGAATGCGGCGGGAAGTCATAAGGAGCAAACATCATGGCTTATCCCGTAGACGTAGGCTACACCAGCAAGTCTGGCACGTACATCCCCGAGGTGTGGAGCGGAAAAACGCTTGTTAAATTTTACCGCACCACCATTTTTGGAAGCATCGCCAACACCGATTATGAAGGCGAAATCTCCAACAACGGCGACAAGGTAATCATCAGAACGGTTCCCGATATTACCATTCGCCCCCACAAGATCGACGAAGACCTCACCGTGGAAAGCCCCACCGGTGGCACGGTCGAATTGCTGATCGACAAGGGCTTTTATTACGCCTTCAAGGTTGACGACGTTGAGAAGCTTCAGTCTGACCTCAATTACGTTACCAAGTGGTCTTCCGACGCAGGCGAGCAAATGGCCAACACCCAGGATCAATTGATCCTGAGCGAAATCTACGCCGACGCCGCCACCGGTAACAAGGGCACCACGGCTGGGGTCGTGTCCGGTTCTTACAACCTCGGCGAAGCCGGAACCCCCCGCGAGGTCACCAAGGACACCATCCTTGATTTCATCGTGGACGTGGGCACCTGCATGGACGAGCAGAAGCTTCCCGATTCTGACCGCCACCTGTCCCTGCCGCCGGTCCTTACCGGTCTGATCAAAAAGAGTGAGCTTCGCGACGCCTCCCTGACCGGTGACGCGCGTTCCACTCTGAGGAACGGGATCATCGGCATGATCGACCATTTCACCATCCATAAATCCAATAACATTGAGAAGGTTACGGACGGATCGGACACGGTGTATAACTGCATCGCTAACCACATCTCCGCTGTCACCTTCGCCGCCCAAATGACCAAGGACGAGACCCTCCGCAACCCGACTCAATTCGGGGATATCAAGCGAGGCCTTGTAGTCTTTGGGTTCGAGACCATTAAGCCCGAGGGGATGTTCCACCTCTACCTCAAGAAGGGCTAAACCCTGCGGGGGGCTTCGGCCCCCCGTTTTCAAGGAGAATGCATGACTGCCAAGTTTTTGATTAAAGACGATGGCCACGTCTACATCTACACCGAGGCCCTGGCCGCACGCAAAGATATGCGCCCTTATGAGCCGGAAGCTCATAAGAATGAGCCGGAAGCTCATAACGACGCCTTGACCGAGGAGTTTCTTTCGGGCTTCAAAGGTCCCAACGGCAAGCAACACCTTTGCGATATTGCTTTCGAGCGGCTTCAACTCGTTGTTGACCCGGGGCTACACAAATCCGAGATCATCGAAAAAATTCTCAAAGCCCAATCCGAGCCCGTAGCGGAGGGATAACATGACATTGATTGCCGTCGTAGATGAAATGCGCCGCCTGGGGAAGGACCCCGGGGACGCTGTGTGGGACGAGGGGAGCAAGATTGATTTTATTAACCGTGCAATCAAGCTGCTTTGCCAGCTTAAGCCCAATATTCACACCTCTTTTGAGCTGGTGACGTGTGTTAATGGGCCGACCCAAAACGTGCCCCCAGGGATGCGATTTATCCGCGTCGTTGCCCTGCCTACCGGCGAAGCCATCACACCCGTTGACGAGGTTGAGTTGAACGGTTATCTGCCCCAATGGAGGGGGCTTTTGCCCGGCACCCCGGAGCATTATATCTTTGACCCGGCCAGACCCCGGACTTTTGACCTGTACCCGCCCGTTGAGGCAGGGCAAAAGGTGGTCATCCTTGTCGAAAGCTTCCCCCCTGACGTGATGCCCGAGCAGGACTTCCCCCTGGACGCCATCTATTTCGAGCCCCTGTGTTTGGTGGCCACCGCCTTAATGCTTTACGAAAACGACGCGGATTTGCCGTTAGCGGCGTCACACCTTGACCGCGCTTCTCAGTTGTTGGGCCTTAAAGTGGAGGTCGAACGTGCCGTTTCAACCGAGTGATATTGATAAATTTGTGTGGTTGGCGCGTGAAGACGTGCCAAACTCGCCCCTTCCGATCCTTCGAAGACTTACGCAGCGTGTGTTGCGCGACTTCACCACCGAAACCTATTGCCTGAACCGGCAGGTGGATACTGACTTAGAGTTATCACCAGAGCTTGACATAACCCCCATTCCCGATCCCGAAGGGCGGGTGATTCTCAAAACAATACCAGGGGAAAAAGAGGTCTTTGTTGAAGATGCCCCCCCGGGCGGGGTGGTAGAAGATGGCAGGGTTCCAGACGTGGGGCAAACCGTGTGGGGCCGGGATGATGAGTTTGGAGATATTTGGCTCTACATCCCCGGGGTTTGGGGAACCCTGGAGGCCGTTTTTACGCCTGTTGGGGTCCCTGGAGCTTACAGTATTTATGCAGACTTAGGTTCTTCAGACGAATGGGGCGAACCGGTGTTGACTGTTGAGTTCGAATTAGGAGCCGGTCTTTCTGTAAATCTATACGCCGACGAAACGCATAGTTACGAGGACCCTTCTTTTGAAATTGCACACGATGAATCCATTCGGGTTGACGTTTCGGTGGGTGACGCCCAAACGTCCGTGGCGATCAACGGCACAGGCGTTTGGGCGTTTGACAATATTGCCGGGTACCCCCCTTCTGAAGATGGTCATTTCCAGCTTTGGGGGCAAGAAGACCCGGTTCTAAGTTCTTCTGTGTCCTGGGTTGCTGCCTACGGAAAAGAGGTGCAAGGAAAGACGGTTATAACCCTAGCCCCGGGGGTTACGGGTCCCGGTTTAGCGATATTTATCACCAATGACTTTGCTTCGACGGTCCCGGAAGATTTGATGTTTTACAATGCCGCCATTAAACACGGGGTTTTGGCCCGTCTTCTGGCACAAGAAAACAAGCCCTGGAGTAACCCAACCCTAGCAGAGCTTAACCGGCTTGAATACGAGAAGGCCAAGGGCGACGCCAAAGCGGCCTTTTTTCGAAACGTGGATCGGGAGGGCGGCTAAATGGGCCTTATATGGGAAGAAACCGTGGACTTGGCTTTTTTCGTTCAAACCGTCCGCGAAGATTTGCCGGATACGCCAAACCCCATTTTAGAGGCGATTGCCTCGCGTGTGGTGCGTGAATTCTGCGAAAAAACCTTTTGCCTTACCCAAATGGTTTACGGGGAGACCGAGTTGCCCACTGACTTGGACCTTGCAGAGGGCCTTGGTGAAGGGGTTTCAATAGAAACAGTAGAGGGGGACCCTCAAATACTCGTTCACGACGAGCCCCCCGACCGCCACCCCGTTGACGGGCGCGTTACAGATATAGGCGAAAAAACATGGCGTCACATAACGAGTTCCAACCAAATTGAAGGCGAAGTGTCTATCGGCGACGGGTGGAATCGGATAGAGGCGGACTATGTAATTTCGGAATCTATACCTGTAGGCAAATATTATTCAGGCACCTTTGGACACGATTCAGACTATGAGTATGGGACTTATTTCACCTTTCAGAAAAGAGACGGCAGTTTTTTTGTAAGGGTCGGCACAGACGATGGGCCAATGGTTGAAGAGACCTTGACCTCTGCACAGTGGCCCGGAGGGGAGATCAGTGTTTCCCTGGATAAAACCACGGGGCGGTTTATCATGGCCCCTTTGTACGATTTCGATCTTTCGGGACAAACCGTTTTTCACCCCGATGCGAATCTTTATTCCCTTGTTGTAGGGTTTACAGATTCAGGCCTTGATTCTTTAAATGTTCTATCCCGGGTGACTTCTACCGGTGCGTCTGCCCCGAAACAGGTCATTACCACAACGGCGGGTAAATCGTCGCTAACGGTATGGTTTCCAAAATTGGGCGCACTTACATTCCCCTCATCCCTTGTAACCTGGGATGAATATATCAAGGCGGGCATTCTCTCTGAATTACAAGCTCAACCCAACAAGCCATGGAGTAGCCAGGAAGGCACCATTTTAAACCGACACCGGTTCGAAATAGGTATCGGAAAGGCCAAGGCTGAATGGTATCGGCTTTATGGCAAGGTGGGTGCCGGGAGGCCGGTATGCTGATTTCTGATTTTAAGGGCATGGTCCCTGCCAAGAGTGAGGTGTTGCCCCTCAACTATGCGCGGACCGCCATCAACTGTGATTTCACTTCCGGTGAACTTCGCCCAGGCCCGGGCACCGAGCCTGAGATTACGATTCCCAAGACCGGTGATATTCGAACCATCTACAAAATTGGCGCCAATTGGATCTATTGGACCGAAAAAGTGTCTATCGCCCGGGCGGTTACTTCAACAGATCGGCGGCAAATCTACTTTGCAGGGGACAGCTACCCGAGAATCACCGATGAATCCATGGCCACGGCTGGAAGCCCGCCGGACTATCCCGTGGACACCCACCGCATGGGGGTCACTGCTCCCACCAACGCCCCCGCCTTGGCCATATCCAAAATTGAGCCCTCACAGGGGTACGGTGATGTGATTGAACCGGTGGCCTACGTTTACACCTGCTTAGCAAGGGTCAGAGATGGTTATGTGATTGAAGGGGGCGTATCCCCCCCTAGCGTGGTGGTGGATGCAAAGAAAAACATGAAACTCACCGTGTCGGGATTAACCCCTCCTCTCGGGGCCACACACGCCGGGTACCGGCTTTATCGAATGCGGGCGGGTTCCGACGCCACCTTTCGGGCGGTTCCTTTCGGGCTCGATGGCGCGGGCAAACCGATTTATGACATTCCCCCCACGGAGACGGAGTTTGTGGACGTGGACACGTCCACAAGTTCTATCAAACTATCCCTCGGCGAGGTGTGCGAAACCGAAGAGTGGGCGGTCTTCCCCGACGCGACCGAAAGCCTGATCGAATACCAAAACTCCATGGTCATCGGGCTTTGCGGGAATGAGATTATTCCATCGGCCCCTCTCTACCAATATCCGGCCATCATCTCCCAAGCCTTGGCCAACACCCGAGAAACCGTAGGGGGCAGGGCCTATGGCGACGTGGCCATTATCACCACGGATGAACGGCCCCTGGTGCTCTCCGGTAGCGGCCCAGGGGATCTTATGTTGACCAAGCTGCCCTTTGACCAAGGGTGTTTGTCTGAGCGGGGAATGGTTGTCGTCGAATCGGGGGTTTATTACCCCTCGCCCGAAGGGATGGTTTTTTGTGACGGCGCCGTAGCGGTGCCCGCGACCAAGGACCTTTGGCGGCAAGAGCAGTGGGCGGCCCTGGGGCCGGAGCGGTTGATTTCGCTTTACCATGACGCCGTGCTCTACCTTTTTTTTGAGGGTCTTCCTTCCGGGATCGTTTGGGATTTTAAAAACGAGTACATTAGCACCATTGACGTAGGGCATCCCGTCTACCATGGCCATGTTGTTGACGATGGCCTTTACCTGCTCGTTCACGATACCGACTACAAGGTCGTCAAACTTGGTGGAACCCAAAACTATACATGGGGCACCTCATGGACCGGACCGAACCGGCCCTCTCCTTCCCTGATTCGGATAGACGGCGATTTCAACAATAAAAGCGTTATGGTGACCATTACGGCTGATAACCAAATGTTTTCCCGGATTGTCACCTCTTCGTCTCCCGTGGCCATCAAATCAATGAGAGGCCGTGAGATCACCCTCACCTTAAGCGGCAATGCCCCCATTAAGGCGGTGGAACTTGACCGAACAATATGAACAGATCCCGAAAGAGCTATCGGCTCCGGTCCGTAAGTGGGCGCGGTTTTTGGTCGAAGAGGTTCGCAAGGCCAACGTCACCGCGACGAGTATCGTCAACATCACCACGGGTAACGCAACGGGCAGCGATGACACAACCCCCCCTTCGGTTCCGTCTGGAATCAGCGTTACCAAATTTAGCGACCACATAAAAATAGAATGGACCAATGCCACAGACCGAGATTTGCGCTCTGTGAGTGTCTATCGCGCCAATGAAAACAGTGGCGGCCAGCTCATCGGCGCCGTGTCTGCCCCTCAAAATTTCTTCGAAGATAAAACCGCCAACCTTTTGGAAGACAACTTCTATTGGCTGCAAAGTGTGGACAATGCAAGCAACATTTCGGCCTTGTACCCGCTTTTGCCGGGAGAGGACCATTTTGCCTTGGCAGAAGAGGTGCCGGTTCCGGCTAACTTGCGGTGCGACCCATGGATTGGGCGGGATCTTACTTTGAGATGTGATCCCATAACCCAATTCGGGGTGTCGGGCTATGAGTGGGAGATAGTGGGTAGACGCACCGTCACG